GCCATGGTTGCGATGAACTCGCGGATTGCACGAAGCTCCACCGCTACGGCTTCAAGTGTTGTTGCTGTCATGGTTTATCCGCCTTGCACATCTTTCGCACGGTGTCGCTGCACACGCCGATGATCTTCGGCAGATCGCCGCGCTTGATGATCTCGTTTGGGTCTTGTTCGGTGGTCATGGCCGTTGCTCTCCTTGGCAAACAGGTGACGGCATGTCGGCGAGTTGAATTTCATCACCGCAGAAAAGCCGCTGCATGTGCTCGATTGCCGCGTTCGCCATGGCAAATGAAGTAAGGCCGGAAACCATCATGTGTGCGGTGAAGGTTCCATCCTCTTCGGCGTCTACCTTGATGGAAATGGTCGGGTTCAGTGTGTTCATCATCTGTTCGTAGTCGGTTGCTGTATGGCACTCGCTAGGAAAGTGCAGGCCGGGCATGCAGCACTCTCCGGGCGGAAGGCGGCAGCCAAACTCAAGATGTTCACGCGGCTCGTCGTCGCAGTCATCATCAATGCACTCATCGCAGCCGTTGCATCCGTCATCGCAGGTTCGCTCGGTGGTCATGGGCGCTCCTGTGTGCTGGTAATGGCTGCGTCAACCTGCATTGCGCAGACATCCCAGCACTCCGATCCAGATCCGGTTTCTTCCAGCCACGGGTATTTTTCTAGCCAGTCCCTGTGGTCCTTGTCAGTCTCGTCGTATCGCGTTGTCCATTCGGCTTTGCTTCTGGCCCTGTGAAACTCCAGCGCTTCGACGGCGGCGGAGTGCGCAGAGTGGAGCGATATGACCCGCATGCCTTCTTCGTGGGTGCAGCTGCTGTACCGGAAGGCGTAGATAGTTCTCGCCTCTGCAAGCTGCTGCTCAAGCAGTGCGATCCGCTCGTTCAACCCCTGCACCTCTGCATGGTGGGCGCTGGCAAGGTTTCGGCGTTGGGCGTCAGTTGGCATCTGAGGCTCCTTTCTCGACCGTGGTCGCTCGATCTTTGAACATCGCCATAAACGACTCTGTTCGCTTTTCGTTCTGCGCCTTCACATCGGCGGAAAGATCACGAAACGCGCCGCGCCGCTTGGTGCGTTGCAGGGTGTATCCACGGCGGGCCATGAACCACAGGAAAATGTCGATCACGTAGCACTGACCGGCAATCCAGTTGACCGGCTTCGTGTACTCGTGGCCCTCGACGTTGATGATGTCGTGCATTGCCTTGAAAACATCCTTCTGGTCATGAAAGTCCCGCAGCGGCTCCGGCAGGTATTCACCAGACTTGAGCCATGAATCAATGTTCGTTTCGTGCATCACTCCCCGCCTTTCTCGACCGTGGCCGGTGTGATGCCGTGGGCCTGCTCGACTGCATCAATCAGGGCATTGCGCCACGAGATGTTTATGTCCGAGTCGAGAGCGTTCATTGCCGCGCCAATTGCAACTTTCCGCTGCTCATCTGTCAGTGGCGTCGCCTTTGGTGGCGATGTGTAGAGAACGCGAACCGTTGCTTGCCCATGGCGCACGTTGTAATCGTGACTGTCTTTGGTCTGGTCACCCCAAGAGCCATCTGCATACTGGTATTGGTAGACGGCCACCGGCTGCGCTGCCTGCTCGACTTGAGCGGTCAGGGCTTCGATGCGTTCATTACGTTCAGCGATCATCTTGTTGGCTGTTGTGTGCAGCTCCTTTCTGAGGCCTTCTTTTCGCTCAAGCTCTGCGATGCGCGCCAGTAGGGGCGCTGTTGCTGCGAACCACGCTTGTCTGGCAACGTACTTGTCCAGCGGCCCGCGTTCCATTGCTGGCTTGAACTTCGTGCCATACCAGTTGTTGAATTCAGCTTCTTCTGGTCCAGGGGTAAGAGCCATGTTCATTCCTTCTGTTGGTTACAACACACATCACCAACGCGGCGCGGGCAGTTTGTCCATTCGCACTCGCTCGGCTGCGCCACTGGTTGCGGCTGGGGTGCTGCGAGCATCACGTCAATCATCGCAATCGCGGTACTTGCGTGGGCGCACGGGTCGCGGCTCAGCAGCGTCTTGATGGCAACAAGTCCACCGCCATTCATATCCGGAACCGCTGGCGTGTTGGCTTCGATAGCCGCGCGTCGGTTCCATTGCTCAACAAGCAACGGGCGAGGATCGTCACCCATGGCGTATCGCAGGCCCGTACTGGAATCGCACGCAGGGCAGGAGATGAAATAGCCGCCAGAGTGGTCGTGCTTTTCATTTGCCATGTTGATGTTCTTGTCGTTGCCACAGAACGGGCACGGCAGCAGTGGTGGCAGGTTGTCGCTCATGGTGTTTTGCCTTTCAGGATTTCGATGGCGGAAACGCAAACGTCACACGCCTTGTTGTACCCAGCTTCGTATTCGCTTTCCGGCTCGCTGAACCCCTCGCTGTCAACGGCCTTCTTCGCCTCTTCAAGCGCATCAATCCGCGCCTGTTTTACCGCTGCTTCCGCGTTCTCCGCAGTCACCCGCCATGCTGTGCGCTCCTGCGTCATTGCCTCCAGTTTTTCATAGGCATCAACGGCGTCCTGCACCCTCTGGCTGCATTGTTCGGCCCAACTGTCCCGGTCGTTGCGAAGGTTCTGCAGTTCGTCAAGCAGGGCGGTGATGGTGACGGGGTTCGCCGATGCGATGAACTCAGGGTCTGCAAGTGCTGGCGCTGATCCTTCTGTGCACACAGAATCGCCATCTGCTCCGTACACCGTCCAGTCGTCACGAGCGTCGTGCTCACCATTCAGGCCGCAGGTGTGCCGAACAAACGACCAAGGCCCAGGCGTTGCGTTGCTGCACAGCTCGCGCAGCTTCTGTTCGTCAATCATGGTTGCTCTCCTTGGGTTCCCACAGCTTCCCGGATTGACCACATGGGGAAAGGAACGATGTTCGACCACTCTCGTCGTTGGCGCTGGTATGCGCTGGGTTCCCGTTGCCGCCAGTGTTGGCAAGCGCCCATGCGTTCTTTGCGTTCACATACGGGTTTGTGCACCGTGAGTTCCAGTCGCTTCCGGGCTCTCGGATTTGGAAACGGCAGTCTCTGCACAGTGCTGGGAATGGTTTGTTCATGGGTGCTCTCCTTGTGCTTTGGCAGTCACTTCGAGGATTCGACCGAGCAGCAAGTCTTCTTCATCTTGCGTCCAGGCAGTCGGGCCGCTGAGATGGTCTACACACCTTTCCAGCACCCGAGTCAGTTCCGCATTGATTGCAGACAGGCGGCGAACTGTGTCCATCAAGTCGTCAACGCTCTGCGCTGCACCGGTCTGTTGTGCGAACTGCAAGTCATGGTCAAGCAGCTTTTCAAGCAGTGGGTCAGCCCGGTTAAAAATCGAAGGCTTTTCAGCTTTGCTCATATTCATTCCCTCGTATACCCTCTGGCCGGGTGTGTCGTTTCCCTTGCTGATGACGTATGGCATCGCTGCCATCGGGGTGCCGTCCCACAGGTGGGGCTGCGGCTCTTCTGTTTGATAGGGTGGCATTACGCGGTCTTTCATGGGCGGTTATCGGTTCCGCACTTCGGGCACGATCCAGACCAAAGCTGCTTCTCGCTCATGAAGCATCCGCATTGGTGGCACTTGATCGCGTCCTTCTTCGGAGTGCGAGAAACGGAAAGAACGATTCCGGTGCCAGACAGGGCAACTGCTCGCTTGATGTATTGCATGTCAACAGCAGGGCGTGTCTTGCCGTCGATGTAGTCCTTCGGCCACGGGATGTCGGTTTCCCGCGCTGCATGACGCGCAACAGCTTCCGCCTTGGTGTAAATGTGTGCCTTGCTCAAGTCTGTGGTGTACCCGTTGCCATCTTTCACCCACCACAGAACATCGTTCCCAACGTAGCCCCTGCTGTCCTGCAGGTAAAAGAGTTGATCGCTCATGCCACCTCCGTCGCGCAAGCAGCCAGGACGTGCGCGCTGATGGCCCTGCAGATCGCTGGGAGGTCGCATTCCCTGTAAAAACGCGAAGCCTTCACTTGCTCGACGGGATCAAAGCCCAGCGTTGACAGGCCGGCGACGTTGATGCTGACCGGGGCAAGGCGGTCGTTCAGTTGGCCTAGCGTTAGGCGGGCGCCGTTGTCGGGGTTCTTGGCGGCTGTCTTGATGGCTGCGTTGGCGACTGAACTGGCCGTCAGGAAGTTGGCGGTTTCGCTCAGGGCATCGGCGAGCACATTGGGAATCTCGCCGGCCTGTGCTGCTTCTTGGATCGCGGTCTGAGCCTTGCTGTTCTCAGCCAACATCACCTTGGCGTGCTCTTCGGCGCGAATGCGATCAGCCTGCGCTGACTCTGCCTGCTCGCGTGCGATGCGGTCGGCCTCCACCTGGGCGGCATGGGCACGCTCGCGCTCCAGCCGGTTGGCTTCGGCCTTCTCTGCCGCCGCCTTGGCCGCTGCTTCCCGCTCCAGCCGCGCCGCTTCCTCTGCCCGGATGCGCTCGCGCTGCGCTTCTTCCTTGGCCTTCTCGGTGGCAATCCGCTGGGCGATCACCGCGGCCAGGTCGTCGGGCTGCTTGAGCACCAGCGATGCACGGTCAGCGAACAGACTCAGGTTGCCCACCGCGTCGATGGCCTTCACGTTCGCATGGATGCGGTTCGCGATGTCGGCAGCGGCGATCTTCACCCGGGCCAGCTCGGTGTCCACGGCGTTCGTGATGCTGTCAATGGTGCGCAGACCTTTGATCGCGCCGCCGAAGTCAGCGGGTACAACGGGCATGTAGTTCGCCGGCATGGCCGCGTTCAGCTCGCGGATGTGCTTTGCCATGGCGGCTACACCACCGGCCACGATGTCGGCCTTCATGGACTCTTTGCGGGCGGCGACCAGCTTCTCGCGCTGCAGGCGGGTCGTGCGGGCCAGGGCCTTGAAGTCGGCCACGAACCGGCGCATAGTGTCCACATCGGAGAGTTGCGCCAGGGCGTTCGTTTCAGCGGCCTCCAGCGCTTCCTCTGCACGCTTGAGCGCCTTGCATGCGGCCTCGGTGTCGGCAAACTCCTGATCGGTGCTGGGCTGCTCGGGAATCTTGGCAATGAAGTTGCGCAGGGCAACGCCGAAGTCGGGCAGGTTCGACACGATTGCCAGGGCGCCATCTACCTTCACGGAAACGGCGGGCAGGGTTTCGACTGGCGCGGCGATCACTGGGGCGGCCTTGGCTTCTGGCGTGAACTCGATCAGGTCTTGGGCGAACTGCTTCCAGCCAGCCACGATCTTTGCGCGCAGGCCAGCATCGGATGCATACCAGCAGTGGCGTTCTTCGATCAATTCCAAATTGTCGCCAGCCCACTTCGAGGCCATGAACAGAACGCGATCAGCGCCGCTCACAAGAAGCTGCTGCTCCATCTGCACCTGATAGTGCAGCGGGAGGTGGTAGCCGTTGCCTTCGTCCCATGGCGTGTAGCGCAGCGGATCGCCAAGAGTTTTGTGTTCAAACGCGGTGTCGCCGCCAAGCGTCAAACCGTCGAAGCTGGCCGACAGTTCGCCGCGCGAGCCAGTGACTGGATACAAGTCGTCGCCGATGATCTTCTCAGCCAGCGGGCGGGCCAGGGCTTCAAAGCGGTGGCCGTCATCAAAGCGGCGCTGAGTGCCAGCATCCACATCGGCGCTGATTCCGGTCTTCATGCGGGCCAGCAGTTCGGTACGGGTCTGGTACGGGCTGCAACCCATCATGGCCGGTGCATCGCTGGCGTTGAAATGCGTGCTGCGGTGCTGGTGCCACTCATGCGAACCTTGGGCGAAGTCGTGAAATTTCATGGTCATGGTGTTCTCCGGTGTGGATCAGGCTTTGTCGTCTTTCTTTGGGGCTTCGAATTTTTCGAACGGCAGAGTCTTGATGCGCTTGCCGAAAAACGTCCCTTTGGATTCGGCAGCCATGAATTCCTCGTGGGTCTTTTCATCGACGCCCGGATAGTGGTAGATGTGGCCAGGGCCGCGAGCGAAGG